CGCCTGCTGCCGTGTTCATCTCGCCCAACGCAGAAGCGAACGCTTCGCCGCCGTCCGCAGTCAACGCCAGCACAGCCTGCCCGGCCTCGATCGACCCGAACGAATCGAGGACGGATTCGCCCATCTCGTCTGCGCCGTCTTGCATCGCCACGAACGCGTCGACGAGGTTGCCGCCGCCGTCGATGAACTGCTTGAACGTCTTGCCGGTGAACTTCTGGAACGCCTCGGATGCCGTGGTGCCTTCTTTGCCGAGTTCGGACACGGCAGCTTTCATCTGCGTCGCAGCAACCGACGTCGGCACGCCCTGGGCCGTCAATGTCGCAAGCGCTGCGGATACGTCCCCGAACCCGACACCCATAGACGCAGCGATCGGGGCTACTTGGAAGATCGACCGCGATAGCTGCTCGAAGTCGGTCTTGCCGAGCTTGACCGCCGTAAACATCAGATCGGACGCTTCCGACGCGTTCACGACATCTTCGCCGTAGGCGTTCACAACTGACGAGATACCGTCTACCGCTGTTTCGAGATCGGTGACGCCGCCGACCGCTGCCATCTGCGCCGTTTCCAGAAAGTCGAACACGTTGTTCGCTGGCACACCCGCCGAGATCGCCTGATACAAGGCTGGGACGGATTCGTTCGTGGCGACACCCATCTCTTTCGAGAAGTCTTTGATGTCGTCGCTCATGTCGGCCATCGCCTTGTCGGTGATGCCAGGCATGAGCGTGAACACTTCGTTGATCGACGTCTCGAACCCTGCGAACGCAGTGATGCCTTTACCCGCAGCCACCGCCGCGCCTGCCCCGACCGCTGCGCCAGCGACCGCCATGCCACGCGTCGCTGCCGCGCCGACGTCACCGAACGAACCTTTCACACGGTTCATTTGCCGATCGAACTGCGACGTATCCGCCGTGATCTTCGCTTCGACTACTTCAACGACCGCCATGCGGGTCTACCTTCGTTTGGCCTTCGCTCTTGCTTCGGCTTGTTCTCGTTCGCTGTTCTCAATCTGGGCCAGAGCCATCCATTCAGTCAGTTCGGCAGATGGCATCCGTTCCAGCAGTTCCGTCACGGTCATACCGAGGTCACGGGCGAGCGAGAAGTAGAACCGGCGTTCCCGGTTTACTCGCCCGAACCCGAGGAGCCTTTTCCCGCCGTATCGACCGCATCGTCGGACATGCCCGACACTTGTAAACACACTTCGGAGATCCGCTGAATCACGTCGGCTGATTTCTTGGCTAGCAACCATTCGGCGTCGTCGTTGCTGAACACAGGCTCGTCCGTGTCCGGGTCGAGCACACACGAAATCAGTGACACTCGCCAGAACAGTTCCAGCGGCATGTTGCCGTCGTTGGCTTGCATCGCGTCGAAGATCTGCGCTCTTTGTCCGGCTGACATCGACACTACCTTGACGGTCACGTCGTCCCATTCGGGAATTGTGACCGTCGTGGATGAACCGTCGTCGGCGTTCTTGATGCGGTCTCGGATGCTCGCCATGTTGTGCTCCTGTCGTGGTTCCACCCGGCAAGCTACCCGCTAGGGCAGCAAGCCAGGTGGACTTCACGATCAGACCGTTCCGCGGGTCACCGCTCCGGTCACCTGGAAATCGGCAGAGAACGTCACGACATCGCCGACCGGGGACGACAGCGAGTAGTTCGTGAGGATGCACTCGCCGGTGTACTTCGATTCGCCGACAGTGCCGGTCGGCTGATACTCGAAGCTGCGAGACGCCGGTTCGACGCCGCCCTTCAGGTAGCCGTCGACGGTCGCGTCGTACATCCCGGAGATCGAGATCGTCGCCGATTCGAGCGACACGATGTAGCTGCGGGACGACGCACCGAACGCAGTCGTCTCAGCAGTGTCGGTCGTCTCAGGGAAATCGACTGAGTTGAGCACGTCGCTGATCGTGCGTTCCGTTCCGCCAGTGTCATCAATCTTGAACACTGCGGACTTGCCAGTTGTGAATGTGGGCATGTTGCTCTCCTAGAAGCGTGCGAACGACACCGCGAAGGTGATCGCTCCTGACGTGCCTGCGGTTGACGCCGTGACGCGCAGGTATCGGTTGACTGTCCCCGTCACGGCGGAGAGTTCAGAAGTGATCGTGGAAGCACCGACAGCAGCGAACGTGAGCAGATCGGCCCACACTGCGTCGTCGGTTGAGTGCTGCACTTTGATCGTCGTGTTGCCGTCGACGCTGTTCGTCGGGACGTGCAGGACTGCTGCGCCTCCGTTCGCTGACGACGCTGCGTTGTCGACTGAGGCGAGGTTGCCGAGCGACCCGAACGCGATCGACGCGCCCGTCGTCAACTGCACCGCTGACGCAACACCGAAATCGACGTTGTTCGTCGGGTCAGCAGAGCACTGGAAATCGGCGGTCAAAGACGACACATCTGCGACCGGTGACGCCATCGTGTACGACGTCTCATTCGCTCGGGCGATAACTGACCGGTTTCCGATCGTGCCTGACTCGATCTCGACAGTCAGGACCGGGTGGGTAGCTGACCCAAGGATCGCCTCGAACTCTTTGTCGGATGTGCCTGCCGTGTCGGTTGCGTCGATCAGGCCAGCGAACGAGAGAGTGCCGGAAGCGAGCGACGCGATGTAGGCCCGCGACGACGCCCCGTAGGCCGTCGTTTCAGCGGTGTCTTGCGTGTGCGTGACGTCGCTGCTGTTCAGGTAGGCGGACAGGTCGAACTCGTCGAGGTAAACCTTTGACCCTTTGCCGTGATGGAACGTTGGCATCTTCTACTCCTCGTCTGCGGTGACGGGAGCGGGTTTGCCGACCGGTTCCAGGTAGCCGTCATCGACGAGCCACTTGACTGTTTTGGCTGTGGTGTCGACGTGGTCGCCTGGTTCGTAGCGGTCGTCGCCGATGTTGATTCCGGCGTTGCCGTCCGGTCCTCCGGTGACGACGTAGCGTGGCATTCGGTCTCCCTGCGGGCATGGGTGTCCACCCGTTAGGGAGGCCACCGGGGCACAAGGCGACTCAGCGCACTAGACGGCAGTGTAGAAGATGCCGTGGTGGCGGTCTATGAAGAAGGTTCGTTGACGTTGCGGCATCTCGGGCACATGACCCGGAACGGTGCGTTGACTAGCTCGGCGAGGAGTTTGCCGCAGTCGCCGCACCGCAACTCGTTCGGCCATTTCGGCTCGGCGTACTCGCCGTATGCGTCAGCGAGCCGCATCGAATCACACTGGAGGATCGGGCGGTGGTGGCGGCGGCCAGTTCGGATTCGGCACGAACGACAGCGTGGCTGCATCCCACATCAAACGGCCTTCGAGCACGCCGGTTTCTTCTTCTTCGGTGAGCGGCCGCACCGTGAACTCGGGCGGCATCGGATCGGCGAGCACAGTGCCGATGCTGTCGGCTTTGCCCGTATCGGTGAAATAAACGAGAGAGCAGGTCATGTCAAGGGCACTCCGATCAACGTCACCCAAACGTCAGACGTGCTGGTTTTGGCCGACAGGCGAGTCCCTGCCGGTATGTTCGCTGCCGTTACCCACGACGAGTTTGGCCCGCCGTGGTACACGGCCTCTGCTGTCGATTCGCGATAAAGGACTTGTGCGATGTCAGTTTCGTTTCCGGCTGAACCTGTGGCAACAAACAAACTCGGTGATACGTTTGTTGACCCACCTGCAGAGGAATACGAGGGCACGGCAATGATTGCGCCGTATTCCTGTGCTGTCGACGCTACAACTTCCGTGTATGACGCGAAGCCCACGTTTGTACCGGCTGAGGTAGCAGTGGACGTTCCCAGCACATCCACCGAGGTAGGTACCGTCGTTACGTTGCCCATCGCGAATGTCCGAAGGTCGACTGTTGCAGTTTTGCCGCCTGTAACGATGGATTGAATACGTGCAGCGATCCGCGTGCTGTTCGTGATTTTGATTGGAACCAAATACCCGAAGGCGAGGTAGGTACCTGATAGACCGCCGATTGCGATATCGCCAGCGACAACGGTTTCTGCACCGGCTGCTCCGGTGCCAACATCAAGAAGCGTCGCCGTATTGTTGCCGTTTACGCCGGTATATTGCGGATAAACCAACAACGCAGAAGTATCGGCTGCGTTCGACGCAATGATCTCGGTCCACGCGCCTTTTGTGTGCGCTGCCGTGTCAGCCGTGGCAACGGCTGAACCCGACGATGTAGAAATGGACTTTAGGTCGGTGTACCACGGGTCGGGCGTCACCACCGGTGCATCTTCAAGAATGCTGACCGTATTGTTCTGTTCAGTGACGTTGACAGTGTTCGTCATCGGGTTACCTCGCCTCGGACAGTGAACGTGCCCATCACGAGCCGTTCAACGGTTGAGCCGGTGACAAGCTCAAGGTCATACACGTATCGGTACGCTGCGAGCGCCGCTGACGCCGTCGCAGTAATCGCCAAGTTGATCGTGCCCGCAGCACCACCCAACGTCAAACCGCCGTTCTCCGTCGTCAACTCCAACACCGCCGACGGCGACGCAAACGACTCACGCACCTGCATCCGAGCCGTGTAACCCGTCAGATCAACCAACGCATCGTTCGAGTCCCTATACGTCCACTGCTGCGACAACGTCGCACCCTGATCGACCGTCATGTTGTATGTACCGGCAAGCGCCATCACCAACTCCTACGGCAGCGGCGGTTCGGGCGGCGGATCACACGGCGTCCCCAACCCGTCAGGGTACGTCCCTGCGATCAGGTCCGACACTGGGGCACGCCAATCGTCCGCAGCTACCTCGACAACCGCCGTGTAGTCGGTGGTCTGCTGGGCGTCGGGTTCTGGTTCGCCGGTTGCCTGGTTTTCTCCGATCCATGGCATGCCGAGGCCGGTTTTGACGGCGGTGTGCCATGTGTCGAAGCCGGGGTTCTTGGTTTGCCATGTGTACCAGTGCATCGTCATTTGATTCTCCGATCGTTAGAGGGTGATGCCCCACTTGTTTGCGAGGTAGTTTTCGACCCGGCTGATCTCATCAGCAGTCAACGTGCCGTCCACGACGATCAGTTCAGCGATTGTGCCGTTCCAAAACGCGCCAGCCTCATTGAACTGGGCACCGGCTACCACACCGGTGAGCGATCCGGTGCCGCTGTTTCCGCTGATAACAGACACTCCGTCTACATGCAACGTATCTGTCGTGTCAAAAACGCCGCGCAAAATGTGCTCCGAGGCATCGGCGGTTCCGCCCTCAAGGACGGTGGTGCCCTGATACAAGCGATATTGCGTACTGCTGCCGTGTCCAACCGCTGACCGGGAACCGCCAGACAGTCCATCAACAACGTACATGATAGATGCCGTTGAATCTGCTTGCATAACGGCGAACACTGTCCACGATGACAGCGACGCGCTAAACGCCGAAGATTGGGCCAAATAATCGGATGTCCCGTCGAAGTCGAGAACGTTCAACCCGTTCAACGTGCGGCTACCCGTTGTCGGCTGATTGGCCCCCGTTCCCTGTGTGAGGTCGTACCCGTTACCCGACTTGTCGTTCCACTGCGACACCGCACCAGACGTTTCAATGATCGTGTACGGATCAGAAGCATCAAACCACGCCGTCGCACCCACCTGCAACGGGATCGGCTGAATCCCCCACTTGTCGTTGAGGTACGCCTCCATCTGAGCGATCTCCGCA